CCAGCCGCTCACTCATCCAATGATTCAGAAGACTCAACATCGAGAAGGAGCAAGGGGATCCCATGAGCGAACCGCGAACCTTCGGGACATCAACTGTCTCCCCATCTTCAGAATCATAACGTCTGCGCAACTCCTGCCAGCATTGCTCGGTAAGTTGCGACCGACGGTAACGGACATAATGACACTCCTTGCCGAGCCCCAGGGATTCTTGGAGCTCAGGGATAAGATGAGCTGGGAGACCAGCTTGTCGAAGCCCTTTGATGACAGCAAGCAATGCATCATGTCCAAAGCCGTCTGTAGCACGGGTAAGGTCAGCCGAAAGGTAGACCCGACCACTTACCAACCCACTCAATCTCTGCAGAATTGCCTCTTCCGTATGAGGAACATACGGTTGTACCTGAGGCACATTCTCGAGAATCGTGGGCCAGAGGACCTGTCTTACAAGGTCCCCTCTGGCAATTACGCTAGCAGGAGCGACGGTAATGACTCGTGCCTTCATCCCCAGTTCAGCGACAACGGACGCGTGATGAACCACACGTTGACCCACTGCCTCACGCAATATCAATGCAGTAGCATGCATGAGATTGCGTTCGGCACTAACAACCGTGGGGTACATGTGGTATTTATCACCCGATACTCGCTTCTGGGTGCGGCGCTCGAAGTCAGCTGCAAGATAGGAAGTTTCGGTATCACCACGCCCACCCCTAGTGAGGCCGGATGCTACTCCGCGCCAACCACTACGGGCTTTCTGGGCAAGGATACCATTGAAACCTCCATCCTTTCGCTGACTACCAACCACCGCCGCAGACGATGTAGGCACAGAGTACGAGAACTTGACTGGAAACCTGCCCTTCAGAAGTCGAGCGACATGCTGTTGAATATCCTCCAAGAACATTCGAGGAGTTACATGTCGATTCTGAAGGTTAAGGGCGTGGGCCGAGACGGCCTCTCTTCTACTAAACTCACTTGCTTCGGGGAGGGCCCGAGCCAGCCTACTAAAGGCCAGCTTTCCTTTAACAGTGAGTTTTCGATTCAACCAGAAGAGAATGCGTCTTGGGAAGTGATGGCATGGTTCGACACTGGGCCTTCTCTGCTCAATAGCAGATTGTCTGAGGACGAAACAAACGTCCTTAAGACCCTTTGCAGTGTCTTCCCATCCACAACGGTCAGAATTCAAACTGACCCACTTTCTAAGCTCCCACGAACCCTTACGGGTTGCCAGTCCACAAGAGACGAGAGCGCACCAAGTAGCTTCCCACAGCTTCTTGGTGTGCATAGGCATAATCCGACGACTAGGGACCTTCCGAGAAGGTCTCCTTGCACCAGCAGTTTTCACTGTAGGTCTTGGAGAGCTTCGCGGAACGCGACCCTTAACCGTCACAAACGGGTAAGCCGGTAGGCGAACTCGCA